ACTACACCAACCAATACTTTAGATTTACACTATGCGGGTACAGGTTCAACTATGGGTATAAATAATACCGCTGGTAATCAAAGTGCTATTGTTTTTGTAAATACAGGGGTTAATAAATGGCGCATAGGTAATTCTGCTACAAATACATTTGATTTTTACAATAGTGCTTTAGCTTCAATAGCTGCTTATTTAGATAATACTAATAATGCAGCAACATTTAACGGTTCAGTTCAAGTTTTGTCAAGTGGTGGAAGTAGAGATACAACTACCAATATTACTGCTTCAATATCTGATTCAAGTGCTTCATATAATTTGGTAAAAACTATTGCAAAATTTAGCAATAATGGTTCGGGTAATATTTCAAAAATAATTTTATCCGATATTGTTAATCAAGATTGCAATATAACATTTAAAGGTAATGCAACTGGCGCAAATGCTTTATTTGGTATAGGTATAAATAGTTTTAATAATTTTGTTATTAATGGAATAGGTAATGTTGGAATTGGAATTACTGCGCCTTTATATTCTTTACATATTTACAATACAACAACTGCAAGAGCTTCAATAGAAGGAACTACCAATTATAGCGCAATTTCTTTTGTAAATACGGGTGGAGCATTTTATGCTGGTATTGATGATTCAGCGGGTGCAAATTTTACGGGAGCTGCTTACGGAAGGTTTTTATGGTCAGCTGGTACTAATCCATTTTATATATATACAAATGGAGCAAATAGATTAAAAATTGATGGTTCAACGGGCAATATTTTAATAAATTCAAATACTGACGATACAGTAAATAAATTACAAGTAACGGGAAATATTAAATGCACTGGTAATGTTACCGCTTTAGGTGGTGCATTTTATGGTACTGAATTTACTTTTCCAAATCCAACTTTACCAACTAGATTATCAATTTATTTGTCGGGTGGTGCTATTACATTATATAATAGTGCGGTTGGTAATATTGGAGTATTTAATTCTACAACTGGAATATATACCCCTTTATCCGATATAAATAAAAAGAAAGATTTTGAAGATAGTACAATAGGTTTAAATGCAATTTTAAATTTAAAGCCAACATTATATAGGATGTTGGATGAAGAAAATACAAATAAGCATTTAGGTTTTATAGCTCAAGAGGTAAAAGAATTTATACCACAAGCGTATGTCGAAAGTGGCGAAGGAAAAGATATTTTTATTGGTTTAGATTTTCAGGCAATTACAACAACTTTGGTAAAAGCGGTGCAAGAACAACAAACTATTATTAATAGCTTATTAAAAAGAATTGAAGCACTAGAAAATAAATAATTATGAAAGCAATACAACCCGTGGTTTTTCCGCTTAATTTAGGTACTGCAACAATATTAAATTGCGTAGGATCTGACAATTTTAGCACATCCGTTACAATAAATTATCAATTGCTAACTGAAACAAATACACAGTTACAACAAGGCAATTTGTTTATGGAAGGTTTTGATTATGACGCTTACAATACAAGCCCAGACGGAAACGAATTCATATACCAATGGAGTGCGCAACAAATTGGCGTAACGTTAATTTAATTATGGACACAAATTTGGAAAATATATTTTATTTAGTATCGTTTGTTGGTACTATTATTTTTATAGGATCGTTTTACGGAACTACAAAAAAAAAATTATTAGAAATCGAAGTCGATATGAAAGAGATAAAATCCGATCGTTACGACATTATCGACAAGCTCGCCAGGATTGAAACTAAATTGGATTATTTAAATAAAGAAAAATGAACAACTGGAAAACAACATTGGGGGGGGTACTAGCTGCATCAGCGGAAGTTATACCCGTAAATACAGGCATACAGGGATTAATTAGATCAATTGGCTTACTATTATTAGGATGGGCCGCAAAGGATCATACAAAAAGCTTGAATGACTTATCAAAATAAAGTAATCTTATTAATTTTAGGAATTTTGGGAGTTACTGCAATAACTAAGGCGGGAAGTTTATCTAGCGCATTAAATTTTATTAAAAAAGCGGAAGGGGGGTTGTATTTAAAAGCTTACCAGGATAGCGGCGGCGTATGGACAATAGGTTGGGGTTCTACATACGATTTTGATAAACAAAGGAAAGTGCAGCAAGGCGATGTTATAACAGAAGCACAAGCTCAAAAATGGCTAGATATGGAAACGTCGCAAAATGCTAAAGATATTGACAGTCTGGTAACAGTCCGTTTAACTAATAATCAAAAAAATTCCCTTGTATCTTTTGTGTACAATGTGGGGATAAGTGCTTTTAAAGCTTCGTCAATGCTAAGGTTACTTAATAGCGGCGCCGATAAAAATACAGTTGCAGCCCAGTTTGATAGATGGGTTTATGACAATGGAGTAAAAGTAAAAGGATTAATTAATAGGAGAAACGCAGAAAAAAAGTTATTTTTGTCGTGATTTTGTTTTAAGAAGGATTTTCATAGATTTAAACAGGGTGTTTCTACACTCTGTTTTTTTTTGTAAAATATTTGGTAATATCAAATTAATTATATAATCTTTGTTTATTCTTAATCTTAAAACAAATCAAAATGATCAAAGCAACATTCCGTTTCTTTTACGGAAACGATGACAAACGTACATTGTACAACTACACAATCGAATTAAATTCATTATTTTTTACAGCCGCATTTGTTGAATCTAACAATATTGTTAGTTTTTTACAAATTGCAGGTTGTGACATTTTAGACGTCAAATTAACTGAATGGCCTAATTAATAGGCTTATTTTTTTTTAACTTTTAAATTTAAAATTATGGATTATTATGCTTACAAGGGTTACACTATTATTTTTTATCCAAAAAGAAAAATATATGTTATACACCCATTTTTACAAGAATACAAAACAATTAAAAGTGCAAAGGCCTGGATTGAATATTTAATTAAATAACTTTAAAACAAAAATTTATGAAAAGAGATTTAATATTATTTATTATATTAATTATTTTGGCCTTATTAGCAGACAGTTTAATAAACTTTTGATGATAGATAACCCAATTTACATTGAGTTATTAAAAAATGCCTATAAACGCGGTTATGAACCCCCTAAAGAGCAAATATTATTATCTATACAAGGCCAAAATGTAGGTAGTATTCAGAATTATGTTATAATTTCTGGCTTGCCCAAAAGTGGCAAATCAACTTTTACAACTTCAATTGTAGCAAGTAGTTTTGGCGTTTATGACATTTTTGGTATAAAGCTTAAAACTTTACCAGGACGAAATAAAATTCTTTACATTGACACGGAAAGTTCAGAATATGACTTTTATAAACATATGAAAAGAGTTAAAGATGTTGGAGATATTAACGAATTACCCACATTTTTTGATAGTTTTTGTTTACGTAAAGAAAATTCTAAAACAATTAAATTAATGATACAGGCGTATATTGAAAATACGCCAGAATGTAGCATTATTATAATTGATGGTTTGCTTGATATTGTAGTCAATTATAATGACGAAGTTGAATGCAGGCAATGTGTTGATTGGATTAAAGAAATTACCACAATTCACAATTTGTTATTAATTGGGATATTGCATACAGGTAAAAATGAAGGTAAAACTTTAGGTCATTTAGGATCAAACACAGACAGGTGGGCGCAAAGTACTTTATCAGTAAAAAAAGAGGAAAGCGGTTCTTTTATTTTAGAACCAAAATTTTTGCGTTCGTCTGGTGGTTTTAAACCGATAGAAATACAATATTCCATTGATGACAATAAATTTATTCAAATTAATTCTTTGCCTGTAAATGAACCTAAAATTAAGCATTTTAGCAATTATACAGATCAAGAACACAACAACATTTTAAATATTATTTTTGAAAAAGAAAAATATTTTAAATACGAAAATTTAATTTCTGAAATTACAAAAATTGAAAATAGAGGAATTAATTATATTAAAAGTTATTTAAAGTTTTTAAAAGACAAAAATTATATTTCAAAAAATACTCAAAACGAATATTTTGATTACCGTAAAACTTTTTAATTATGACGCATGGTTCTTTATTTTCTGGCATTGGAGGGTTTGATTTAGCGGCCGAATGGGCAGGATGGCAAAATGTTTTTCATTGTGAATTAAACCCATTTAGTCAAAAAGTATTAAAATATCATTTTCCTCAATCAATTAGTTATGAAAACATTATTACAACAGATTTTAGTATTCACAAAGGAGCCATTGATATCATTTCCGGCGGATTCCCTTGTCAACCCTATTCAAGCGCAGGAAAAAGACTTGGAACAGCAGATAACAGACACTTATGGCCGCAAATGCTTAGAGCAATTCGAGAAATTCAACCGAGTTGGGTTGTGGGCGAAAACGTACGCGGCCTTACTAATTGGAATGGAGGGGTGGTATTCGACCAGGTGCAGACTGATTTGGAAATTGAGGGCTACGAAGTCACACCGTTTTTACTTCCAGCTTGTGCCGTTAACGCACCCCATAGAAGGGACAGAATTTGGTTTGTTGCCTACTCCCAAAACAATGGACGCAACCAACACGGGCAGGGAACTAACAAACGGAAAATCAATCAGTTTCAAGACAGGACTTTGTTACGGGATAAGTTTACCGCAAATGGCAAAGAATCAAATGCTACCAACACCTTGCGCAATGGACAGCAACAATACAAATATGAAATCAACCCAAGTAAAAGAGGGAAGCATGCACTCAGTAACACTCAGCAGATGGGCGAATATGTTGCCAACCCCAATGGCTTCAGATTGTGGAACAAAATTAACAGGATTGGAAATACAAGATTCATTAACAAAAATAGCAAGAGAAATAACTGGCAAGACTTCCCAACTCAATCCCCTATTTGTGGAGGAAATGATGGGCTTCCCAAAGAACTGGACAACATTACCTTTTCAAAATGGAGGCAAGAATCAATTAAAGCATACGGAAACGCAATAGTTCCAAAAATTGCATATCAAATTTTTGAAACAATTAACAAATATAATAAAAATGAAAAATTATGAAGAAGATAAAAATAATGATGCTTTTTATTTTAATAAAATCATCTTGGGAAATAGAAAGATTAAAAAAGAAACTAAGGATCAAAAAAGGGAAAGAATAAGATTACGAATGTTAACAATACTCAACAGTATTGAAAAAAATTTACGCAAAAAATAACCACAAAATGCCCTGCCCTATTGTTTTAATGACAGGGCATTTTTATGGTTTTAACCAAAATAATAAGTAAACTTTTAACCTTTTTCAAAACAAAAATAATAAAAAAATGCTAACTACCAAATATTTTACAGCAATTTTTTTTGATGAGCAAAAAAAATCATACAAATATCGCAACATCAAAAATGATATTAGGTCATTGCAATCCTTTACTGCATTTGCTTTGAGCAAAAAAGCGGTAGAAATAAATTTTTATTGCAAAGAGTCAAAAAATTTTTCTCATAAAATCTTTTTAAAAGGTGAAAAAGATTAAAATTTAAATATATACTTTTTTATTAATAACACCCTAATATTTAGGGTTTTTTTATGTCTAATTTTCTTTAAATTTTGAGGTATATTTTGGTACCGAACGGGTACAGCATGGACGGAATGGCCCCCCCCCTAAAGGGGGGGCCATTACCTTTCGTCCGTGCTGTGAACATGCCCGTCAAAAAAAAAATTTGTTGGTTTGAATTTTTTTTGTAGTTTTGGTCAACCTTTTTCAATTTTATCAATTTTTAATTTTTTTTCAATGTCGAAAAATTTAATTTTTATCGGTTTAGCTTTTTTAGGATGGCTCGGCTACAAAAAATATATTTTGGCACAAAAAATAAATATTTCTTTAAAAAATATCGGCTTTAACGGTGGAAATTTTTTAAACCCAATTGTTAACGTTCAGTTAGAAGTTGAGAACCCAACAAACACAACGGCCGACGTACAAAAAATATCGGCAGAAATTTTATTGCAAAATAAAGTTGTTGGAACAGTTTACCAGGATATTAACAAAACAATTTTAGCAAATCAAAAAACGATTATTGGTTTTGATGTTAATTTAAAATTGCAGGATGCTGCAATAATTTTAATTCAAAATAAATTTAAAAATCAAATTATTGAATTGAAGGGAAATTTAGTAGTTGACTTTGTTTACTTTCCTTTAAATTTTCAAATTCAATTACCGTAAATGAATTTATTGGCGCAATTAGACAGTTTTAAAAACAATCAAAAAATACTTAGTTATGATCAATCAACCAATGATATCATTAACGCTATTTTAAAGCAGCACAATAAAAGTTTAAAGGAATACGATAAATTATATTATTTTTTTGATTGCGGAAATTATTACGATACTGCAAAAAAAATATTTAATTATTTAAAAAATAATATACAATATCAAATTGAACCAGATACATTGCAAACAGTTGGAACACCTGCATATATTTTGGCAACAAAAAAAGGGGATTGCAAACATTTTAGTTTGATGTTTGCAGGTTTATTGGACGCATACAGAAGGAATACGGGGGAGAAATTTGATTTGGCATATAGGTTTGCAGCTTACGACAAATCTAAAACACCAGAGCACGTTTTTGTAGTAATTAATCCAGGTAGTGAAAATGAAATATGGTGCGACGCGGTACTAGATTATTTTAATAAAAAAAAACAACCTAATTTTTATAAAGATAAAAAAATAAACAACATGGCATTAATGGCTTTAAGCGGTATAGATAATAAACAACAAATGGGATCATTGACAAGTTTTTTAAATAAAGGAACTGATTT